CAAAGGTAAGAGTGTTTTTAGCCATTAGACAATGCTTTTAGTAAAGTTTTGATTTCATTAATATCATCCTTTAAAGATTTCAAATCATTCTCCATATTATCTATTCTATCTTGTCCCTCCTGTCTTTTAGCACGACGTTGTAGATAGTTAGAATATTCACTTGAATTGTTATTCACAATAGCACCTGTATTATTATCACGAAGAAAATCAGTATGTCCTTTTACATTTGTGTATTTCATATTATGCAAGTGCAAGTACTCTTAAATTTTTCACTCTAGGTGGTTGTGCCTGATTAGTACCAGTTCCTATAAGTTTGATACTAAAGTATCTGAATGTAGGAAGACTATCAATTGTAAATTCATAATCATTCCATACTATTTGATTAGAAGTGTATGCTATCACATCAGTCTTAGGAACCAATTTATCAGGAAGTCCATCACTATTATATGGATCTTTTACTTGTCCAGTGTTGAATAAGTTATTATATCCAGGGAATGGTTGATAAATTAATTCTCCATTAGGATCATCAGTTACAGCATAGAATGCTCTAATATCACAACTTACATTTACATGACCTTCTAAATGTATTTTAATAGAAGTTGCACCATCTTTCAACTCAACTGGTTTGGAAGCATAAACAAAAGCATTAGGATCATCTATTAAATTGTTAATTCTACTATCCTTAACATAATTTGTAATTGGTTTATTAACTCTATTTGAAGTAAGAATAACACCAACTCTATCTAAATCAACAACAGGAGAAACAAATGGTGAACTAGTTTCTAGATTTAGATTCATAGTAAATGATCTATTGTCTGGTAAAGAAGTTAACAATGTTGTCTCATTAACTCTAGAAGCTATTACTCTAGGAGAAGACATATAATTATTAGTTAATAAACTAATATCTTCAAAACCTTGATCTACAAATGATGTTTCTGAACCATCTATACTAGATCCACTAACAGTTCTAATTGTAGCAGTAACATTAGTAGTAGTTGGAGTAATATTTTGAACAATAGGTTTTACAATTTCAAATGGTATATTATTAGAAGTGAGAATATTATCTCCACCTGTTGATTTAGTGTCATTAAAATGTAGAATTGGTAAACTTGTTCCTACAGACCTATTCACACCATTAGTAGACATATCAATCTTAACATTATAATGATCCAATCCTATAGGATCTGTTACAGTAGCATTAGTTAGATTATGATCAGTATTAATTCTTCTTAAAGATACTCCATTCAACTCATACTTATGAACCTTATCTCCATCAGTATGAGCAAGAGTCTTGGTAGAATCTACTCCTCTAGTAACACCAGTTAATGTATTGTTAACTACTCCACTGTAAGAAAGAATTTCACTTCCAACCTTAACATAACCTAAGTTAGTAGAACCAACACCTACATTTTCAAACTCAGCAAAGTTTGTTCCATCATCTAATATAAGAGAACCAGTAGAAGCTGAATCATAATCTGCTGCTAATTGTGTAACAGGAACGTCAGATTTAACATCAGTAATTGTAACTACATTAGTAGTTGCGTGCATTCCATGATTTTTCTGATTAATCTTAATATGCTGACCATCAGTAACAGTTTCTGGTGTTCCTGATAACCATACATTACCACCAGCACTATGATTAAGGAAAGTTGTAACACCAGCACTATTAATATATTGGAATCTATACTGAGTACCTACTCCTGAGCTAAATTCACCTTGAACATTATCAAGAACCCATTCATTAGTTCCAGTGAGTGTAGCAATAGAGAATTCCATTCCTCTTCCAAGAGAATTAATTCCAACAGAAGATACTCCAACTACATCACCTAATGCATATCCAGAACCACCACTTGCCATAGTTGCAGCAACTGCTACTCCATTAGTAACTGTTATATTAACAGTACCATTTTTACCAGTACCAGTGATTGCATTGAGGTTAACTCCAGAATATACCTGACTTCCAGAAGAAGGAGTATATCCAAAACCAGCATTAGTAATAGTCAAATTACCAGTTGCTGTTCCTCCAGATCCAACATAATTTCCACTAGCATTGCTACCCATTTGGATAACAGTATTGCCTAACTTAATTCCACTATCAGATATTACAGTATTAAATCCCACTCTTATCTTATTAGAATTAATTTGGAAAGAATCCTTACGTAAAGGATTAATATCATCAGAGTAAGTTAATAGTGATGGGTTATGGAAATTAATATTTCCAGATGTTTTATTAAACTGTGCTCTCCAAAGATTAAATTTCAAATCTTCCCACTGACTTGGATTCCATGTTTGTCCATTCTGAGACTTAAATAAAGAACCAAGAGTTGGTTGAGATGATACTTGAACTTGTTCAGATTCTGGATTATTAACTGTTTGAACATCAACTTCTCCCATTCTAGAAATCCATGCCATGTAATTAGGACTTACTGACATTAATACTAGTGCATAAGTTTCACCTGGTGACAGATATACTGGAGATGGGAATACAACACTTGTTGGTATACTTGCATTGTCAGAAACATTACAATATCCAGGTTGAAGAACTACTTCACCGAAAGGAATTACTTCTTCAGTTGGAAGACCAAGTTTAACTGTTCTTAGCTGAACTATTAATGGTAAGGTATCATCTTTAGCAGCAAGGAATACATCTGCTTGAGTAATGTATACTCCATGTGTATTTTCAACAAAGAATGATTGTGCTAGAGGGTCAGTCTTATTTTCGCAAATCCAATATGTATCTTCACCATAAGCACCTTTTGTACCAGTATAAGTTCCTGCAGCTTTTTGTTGACCTTCTATAGAAACACCAAACTGTTTTGCAAGATAATTTGTAATTGTTGCAGCAGCATGACTACCAGCTAAATTACCTGCACCCTCACTATTCTCTACACTTCCTAAGACAGCAAAAGCAGCTGCTGTCTCTGGACTACTTTCAATGTCTGCTTTCCAATAATCATAACCAGGACCATCAGGTTGTCTACCCAAAAGATCAATATATGCTTGCTCAATAATATCAGGATCTTCCTCTATAGCAACAGCTCTCATTGTTCCTGATGAATGAATAGAACCTTGCTCTTCAACCCATGCAGTATTTCTAAAGGTATTCATATCACCTACAAGAAGATTCTCATCTGCAATTACTTCAGCAGCAGTTGATCCACCAGCATTTAATTTATTATATACAGTATCATTGCCATATTCATTAGCAACAACATTACCTTTAATTTCTATTGCTCCAGTATCATCATTAAGTTCATATAAACCTTCATGTACTGTACCATCAGATTTTGTAACTTTTGGAATATCATTATGCCATTGTTGAGGATATCCTATGACTTCATGTTCTGTAGATATAATATTTTGACTAGTAGTAGTATAAGTTTCACCTCCAGTAGTTTGAGTTTCTATTTGTCTTTGAGTATGTGTATTGATATTTCTTACACTAATAATAGTGGATTGAAGAGTTTCAATCTGACCAGTAGCTTCAAATGTACTTGAACAATCAGTTTTTACTAAATTAGGACTTTGACTATTAGTAGAACTGCTAGTAAGTCTAAAGATCTTTTTACCACATTCAAATTTAGGTGTAGTTATATCATTAGGATTAGGAATAAAGAATGATCCTCTTAAGTATCCAATATTGTCTGTTTTTAATGTTACCTCTTTAACTGTTGCTTGAGCACCAGATGTCTGTCCAACTAACCTAAGATTTTTTTCTACATAACCATAATAAGTATTTTCAGATTTATCTGATAGACTTAGAGTATCAACATTAAGCAATGAACTAGTAGTTGAATACTGAGCAGGTACACTAGCAAGTCTTGCTGCTTCAGCAGCTGCTATATTTGCAGGATCATTAGGATCATAAGCATACTGAGTAGTGCTTTCAAGCATAACAGCATCTCCTGCTGCTACATTTGTTCCATCTGCAAAAGTACGTGTTATAGGAGGTAGTTCTGGATTAACATCATCAATTATTCTACTTCTACCTTCAGTTAATGTACCTACAGTTAAAGGAGTTCTACTATAATATGGGTTAGTATTGTATATTACTCCAGGATTATCATAATCACCTAACTTGTGATTAGATTGCGCAACTCTAAATCTAATTAATTCCTTACCATCAGCAGTGGTTCCAATAACAGTCTCTCCTACTTGGAAAGTTCCAGTAGTCATTGATATTTGTAAAAGTTTTGGAACTATAAATTTATTAACATTTTCTCCATCAAAGAAAGCAAAAACGTTAGTAGTTGGTTTTAAACTACTAGCAGAGAACTCAATATTTCTAGATCTCATATAAGGAGCTAGATCTGTATTGATAACCTTTGGACCTTCATTGATAGTACTAAAGGTTTCTCTTTGTATACTTCTTGTCCCAACTCTTTCTTGAGTTACACTATCTGATCTAAATGTTTGAGTTGTAGATCTAGTTTTAGTTCTTTGATTTGTATCGTTGTTTATTTTACTCCAACCACTCCAAGAATCACTACTACTTTCACTAACCAATCCACCACCACCAGTCCATGTAGTTTCCCAAGCACCCCATATTACTGGACTATATCCAGTATCAGGATCAAATCCTCCAGCTTCTACTTGTTCTTCAGTTTCAGAATAAGTGGTAAGATCTTCTTTTTTAGCTTCTATTGTAACCTGATCCATCCAAACATCAGAAGATGGTGTCAAATTGCATATTCCACCATAGTAGTTTATAAGGAAAGGTGTTACACTCTCAGTTCTAGTTGCAAATGGCTGATGAATAAAAGGTACTGTATTATAATCTAAAGTTAATACCCTACCAGTTTTTCTAATTCCATTACTACTATTCAAATCCAATTTGAGATCCAATTCAGTAGTATATGGAGTAGGTCTTAATTCTCCATGCTGATAATCAATACTATTTTTAACTATAGTTTTCTTAATTTGATTCTCAGTAGTTGAGAAATCATCAACAAAGAATCCTGATTTAAATCTATTTAATCCATCAGCATCAGTAATCTGCATATTTATTGTATCTCTTTCTAATAAAGAAAGAGCTGTATAAAATTCTAATCCTTCAATTCTTTGCTCAAGTCTATTGATATCTCTCATCTGATATCTCTTATACTCAGCTAAATTGATACTTACATCAGATACGTTGTATAAGTAAGCTGGTAAAGAAATAGATGCTACTTCTAATGCACCATCAATAGCATTTGGCCATTCAGGAACTTCTGCTGGTATTCCATTTACTAATTGAAACTCTCCCTTTTCATTTAAATAAATTTTATCTAATCTAGGAAGATAGAATGAATAATCTAATAGTATAGATTCATCTGATGCAAATATATTCTTAGCTGAATTTCCAGAAGCAGTAAAACTTCTTCCTAAAAATTCAAAAGGAGAATAAGAAGTTCCTGAGAACTCAGATACTCTAGGTCTTATATCAAGTATATCACTAACTCTAGAATTATTAATTAAAGGTAATTTTCCATAATCAAAATTATCATAAGAATTAACAGTAGTAATATCTCCAGTATCAGATCCGCTAAAGTATGCAGATTCGAATACTACTAATAATTTCTTAGAAGGTGCATTAAATTCAGATTTTCTTATTATTCTAGAATAATCATAAATTGTACCCCTTTGTCCATCATCATAAGTAAACTCATCAGTAATATTATTAGATCCTATAACTAAACTAGAACTAGTAGCTGTAATACCAGATTCTTCAAATGTTAACTCTTCATTTACCTGTAAAGTATAATCATTTAAAGGAACATAATTTATAGTGCTATCATTATACTTACTTACATAAATTCCTTTACAATTACTTGTTGAACAAGTAAAAGTATCTCCTATCAACAAATCTCCAGTTTTACCAGTAGGACTATTAATGGAAGTTAATGATACTCTAGGTAATACTGGAGCACTTGTATTAGATGATTCATATACACCATAAACTAAAGTAGCATCAGGAACATTCAATGAAATTTCTTCATCTTGAACCCTAGTTCCATAAACAGCTGAATAAGTTAATCCATCATTTAGAGTTGTAGTTCCAACTCCAGAAGCTGAATTAGTAGAATTTACAATAGAAACTTGATTTATTTTTTGTTTTTGCTTAACCTTCTCCTTTATCTTAACTTTTCTCAAAGTAGCAATTAATTTAGCACTAGTATTTGTACCCAAACCATTAATAGTTACTTCAGTAGAACTTGCATTAAATTCAAATTTATCTGCAGATAATGATTCAGTAGTCCCATCAGTCCTTATAAGAACATATCTTTCTTCATCATATGGTAAAAATGTATCATTAGCATCTCCACTAGAAACTGCTCCTGTAGAATTATTAGTAATATTTACATCAAATTGTTTTCTAATTGTAATATGAGAATCAGTTAAATCTACATTAGCAACATTTCTCTTAGGAAGAGGTGTATATAAAGTATTATCAGTAGATGATTGGAACTGAGAAGTTAATACTTTAAAATCTGCTGGATTAATAGCAGTTGATGGTAGTCCACCCTCACATATACCAGGAACAGTTGTGACTCCTGAAATTGTTAATGACCTTTGAGATACAGTTTCTATTCTTGCATATGAAGTTGTATTCAACCCAGAATTAGTATATTCTACAATATTTCCTACTGTAGCAATACCAATAAAGAATTTATTTGGATCTGTAAAAGTAACTGTACTAATACCAGCAGAAGCTCCAGCAGTTGGAGGATCTGTAATCTTAACCTGTCCTATATTGGATAGAAATGATTGTTTGACATCAGCATTAAAAGTACTTGCAGTACTTACAGTTCCATTAATAGATTTAATATCACTAGTGGTATATGCAGTAACAGCTACACCAACATTTCCACTTTCTGTTCCATTAAAAATAAATGCTTCTCCAGCAATAAATTTTCCTTTAGTATTATATACAGTAAGATCTGTAGAACTACTTAAGTTATATCTTAAATATCCAGTAGCACCACTAGATTTTCCTTTAACATGAGTAGGAACAGTTAAAGTTTTAGGATTATTTAATGCAATATTTGTGTATGGTTGAATATCATATAAAGCAATATCCCATTCATTTATATTTGCATTATTGATATCATAAGAACCAGATTCTAAAGCAAAGTCATATACTCGTGCTAATCCTATCTCTTTACCAGCAGCAGTGGTTGCAGCAGCACCAACTCTTTGATCTCTTAGACTTACAGTATAATCTGTTCCAATTCCTATGGAAGGAGAACCAGAAACTCTATTTAAAGTAAATGTAGGACCAGTAACATAGTTAATACTCTGTCCTTCTAAGAGTTTTGTAGTTCTTGGTTTTTTAAAATCTAAAAATGCAGGAACTATAGTTTCTACTTCATATCCTCTAATATATGCTTTACCTGGTGATAACTTATAAGTTCCTAAATCTTCACTTGGAGTATTATTATTGTAAGTTAATTGATCTGAAGTGAATGCTCCATTATTTCCTTCAAAATCATTTAAAGTATTTCTTGCAGTAACAGTAAAAGGTTTTACATAATAATTACCAGATTCATCAAATGTTCTTCTAGCAAATTCATTACTTAAATCATTATATTGTGGTTTATCATTTACAGAAGCAACTTTACCATTTCTCACAGTCATCAATTCTATGAAATTAGGCGTCTTATCTTCTTGTATTGATGATGTTTCTAATTTTAATTCTATTCTTAATCTATCAGCACCAGGAGCAGTATAATTACTATATCCAGCTGCATTATCATTTAAATTAGGATTAATATCAGAATTTATAATATCCTCATATACTCTCAATCCAATTCTACAACTATCAGTTGCTGAATATGGATTTATTATAACAGTTTGTTTTTTAACATCTATAAAATATCCTCTAGCATAATAAATTCCAGAAGACAAAACAGCAGCACATCCAACATAATTACATGCGCCAGTATGTAATTGTGCTACAGGTTCTCCTACTTGAAAAGTTATACCAGTTCTAGATGTAAATGGTTCTTTATCTAATAATAAACTTTCTCCAGATATAAATTGATCATTATTATTTACACCACTATTCCTAAAATTAACAAATAAAGTATAAGTTCCATCATCTCCAATATTTGGCAAATAACCTTGAACTACTGCTTTCAATCCAGACTGACTACCAACTACAGTTTTTCCATTAAGATTAAATAGATAATCTCTTACATTATACCCCTCATTATCTGCTTGAATTAATATGGAATTATAAGCATTAGTATACTTAACTCCACCTCCAGTTACTGAACTCCCCTCTTTAAATGCATGACTACCAAACTTTTCAATCTGATCCTGAAGGATTGATTGAATCCCAGTCAGTTCACGTGCTTGAACTGGATATCCTGGTTTAAATAAAACCTTATAATACTTATCACTTTTATCAAAGTCATCAAAATAAGGAGCGACGTTTAAATTAGTTTCCTGAGGCATGATTCTTTAGAATTGCAAAATGACTTTGATATCTTCTCTTTGGTTAGCAGACCTAGTAATAGAAGGTCTATTATCCACATAAACTATGGTTCCAGAATATTTTTTAACTTCAGGATTAGCAACACCCTGAGTAAAACTCTGACCAAGGTAATATGTTCTATTATTTATTACTGTACTTATACCAGGATCACCAGCTTTTCCAAAACTAGTATCTATTCCTAAAGTTCCTTCATTACTAGCAATATTAAGATTTCCTCCAGTATCAGGTTCAGATGTAAATCTATGTAGAGCATATCCATATGTAGTATCTGTTTTTAAAGATCCATCACTATTAAATCCTACTAAACTCTTATCTTGCCAATACTTAAGAACACCTGTTGTTTGATCATAAGAAACAACTCTACCAACAGCAGTTGATCCAAGACCAACTGTTTGTGTGATATTACCATCAACATTAAATGTTGCTGTAGTATATCCAGCACCTGTTAATTTTAATGCATAAAGAGCACTAGCTTTGGTTAAAGTTAAATTTGAAGTAGAATTATAAGCTTGGGGATTTTCTACTATACCTATTCTAGCAACTTGGTTTCCTGTAATAAAATCTGGGTTTTCTGCATCATTTTCAATTTTAGAATAAATTAGAACATTACTAGCACCCAATTCCCTATAAATATCTGCTCCATGTCCTCCTTGAGGTGGAATAATAACATTAAATACTGGATCAGTAGTTCCTGTAGGAACTCCACCAGTTACTAAATCTACAGTACCATAAGTATATCCTGTACCACCTTTAGAAATATCTACTGATTCAACTTTAGCATCATTGTTAATAACAATAGTACATTCTGCACCAGATCCATCCCCGCTAATAGGAACACCAGTATAAGTTCTATTAGCAGTTCCTATTCCAGATCCTCTATTAGTAATAGTAACAATTTTTAATTGACCACTAGTTCCAGCATTATCTCTTACAGGAGCATTTGCTG